ACTAGAAAATCACAGTAGCGTATTGAGAGTAGGGGGTGTTCGAGAGGAACCAGCTTCGAAATGTTTTGGCCGCGGGGCTCGCGGTGTCAGCCCATGGAGTCGGAGTAAGTCCTGTCAGCATTTGATGTTGTCGGGCATCTGTCTGTGAAGTGGGAATCCCCTTCGTTTACGGAGGGGAGCGGTCAACGATTGAGTGGTGTTCCGTCTGGAACTGGCCGGCGGAGGTTTGCCTAGCGGCGGGCGGATATATTCTCGCGTTTGCTCTCAGTCTTGGGTTAAGTCCCCTGGTTGGACGACGTGGCCGAAAAGCGAGCCCTGGCATGCGAACATATCTGTCTGGACGATATGAATGCGCCGACAGGCAGGGGAGGGCACACTAGCCTTCTGGCCCAACTCTGGAGCATCAAAGTCCTTTTTCGTATAGGTGCTGGTTATTCTGGCGCGGCGTTGCCAGCATAGCGCTCGGCTTCTAGCTTGCTTTTGAACGTCCGGCAAAGGTGGCGTTGACTGGAATGGGACGATCCGTCGGACATCAAGAACGGCTCGCGGGTCATGTACCGGCGCGATGGGTAATACTCGCTGGTGAGTGTGTCGCGGTTCAGCCTGGACCGTTCGTCGCTGCCCGCCGGATGGTTTGCCGCTTCGAATGTGCGCCGTAGGATTTCGATGCTCATGACGTTGCTCCGGGTTGGGTTACGATTTCGCCCTGCGCGACGACTTTCTGAATCTCGCGCTCGATCAACTTCAGGTGCTTGCAGATCAGCGCGATCTGGATAGCGACGATGCCGGCGCGGTGCGGGTTGATCTTCTTCAGGGCGACGACTTCGTTGTCTTTGAATCCGGCGTTGACGAGGCGGACCATCTGCTCGATTTTGGACTCAAAAGCAGACAGATCCCGTGCTTCTTTGGCTGAGACTTTCGCTTCCTCGAAAAAGCCGCCCTGGTTGGCGGCGGCGATGAGGGCGTCCGCGGCCGCGCGCAGCTTGGAATAGGTGTCGCAGCGGCCATCACGGATCATGCGAAACAGCGCGTCTTGATCCCGCGGGGCGAGCCGGGCCAACTCCGTGCCCTGCGATGGCGACAGGTGGCCTTTTTCGAGTAGGTCGAGGTAGGCTGGATTCAACCGCAACAGCGCGGTGCGCTCGGTGATACGCCAGGACTGCTTGAGCCCGAGGCGTCCCGCCAGTTCCTCGGCCGTGACGCCGGTGTCGAGGACCCGCTGGAACGCACGGCCTTCTTCGAGCGGCGTGATGTCTGCGCGCTGCAGGTTTTCGACGATAGCGAGGATGTCGCGTTCGGCGTCCTGCATGTCGACGATGTTGACAGCAATACGATCGATGCCGGCGAGCTGGTGCGCGCGCCAGCGACGCTCGCCGGCCACGATCTGGTAGTGACCAGGGCAGCCCTTCTGCGCCGCAACCGGTCGAACGGTGATCGGTTGCACGAGGCCGTTCTGCTTGATTGATTCCGCCAGTTCCGCGAGCAGCGCGGGGTCGAAGCGCTTGCGCGGCTGGTCCGGGTTGGGAATTACGGAGGCGGTTGGTAATGTCTGTTGTGCTACGATTGCGGAAGCCATTTCGTGCTCCTGGTCAGTTCGGATTGGTCAGAAACCAGGGTCGGCGTGAACCGGCCCTGGTTTCGTTTTTCAGGCGTTTTTAGGGAATCAGATTTCCGTCACACAGATACCGAGTTCCTTTTCGAACCACTCGGCCACCATGCGGCGGTGGCACCAGTTGGATGCCGAGAATGGTGGTTTTTCGTAGCACAGCAGCACAGGTTCGGAGCCGCCCGCCAACCGGTGCAGATCGGCTTCGACCGCCACCAGGTCGAGCAGCGCGAGTTGGTCGAAATAGAGGACGCGGTAGGTGTGCTCCGGAACGCTGTTGAACCACGAACCTGGAGCCAGCGGCTTGTAGATGCGAAAGCCCGCTGGTGTGTTGCGCGGGGCGAAGCGGGCGATCGAGATCCGGCCGGGGCCGGTGTACGTGTAGAACGATGCGGTTTTCATGCCCTGCTCCAAAGAAATGTGCCGCTGGTGACGCCGTCGGCGGAGTCGATTGGAAGTCGGTCCCAGAAGCGCTGATCGCCGAAATCGACGTTTTCGGACGACACTAGCCTGTAGCCCTGTTCGTAGCGATCGAGCGCGTTGTTCCAACGGCGCGCGCGCTCGAACACGGCCCAGGAGCGAACGCGGTTGCACTCGTCTTTCGCATGCAGGGTGATTGGTTGTTTCAGGTTGGCGGTTTTCATGATTTGATGCTCCTGTTTTGCGGCTAATTGGGAAAGCTGTTTCGGTTCCACCGAGGCAGCCGCTGCCGTTCGATCCGGCAGGGCCGCTCCAGTTTATGGTTACTTGCCGGTATCGTATTTGTTGGCAAGGAAGATGAACTTGCCAAACACGGCGATCACGGCATCGTCTGTTTTTTCCATGTGCGCGTTGGCCTCCCGGTCGTTGTCGAAAACAGCGGTCAGGAGCAGTTTCTTGCCCATGCTGTAAATGTAGATTTGCTCGTTCATGATTTTGCCTTGGCGCGAACCTGGCCGAGCGTGCATGGCGTGAAGTGCAGGTCGAGTTCGGCGCCGCAACTGAGAATTTCCGGGATTGAGATATACCCGAGTTCAGCGCATTCGTCGTCGCCAAGATTCGCGTAGCCGAAAGCCTGGATCTGGCCTTCGCCGTCGGTGTCTACGTCGCGCTCGGTAATGTACCAGTCGCACGAGCCCGTGAAGTAGTGCAGGGAAACCACAGCCTCGTCGCCGAGCCCTTCCTGCTCATAGGTTTTCGGCATGGCGGTGATGCGCTCGCCGTACTCGGAGAGTTTGTCGCGGAAGTAGGCGCCTTCCTCGCCGCGACAGCCAGAGGTAATGGTACGGAGTTGGCCAACGGAGATAAAGCCCTGCAGGGCGGTTAATGCATGGGTTGCGGTCATGATGGTCCTTGTATGGTGATGGGTTGCCCGGGGTGTGCCCGGGGTGTTCGAGTTAGGTCTAGAGAAGGCCGCGCTCTGCGAAGGACATGGCCGAAGCGCCGCCGATGATGAAGTGGTCGAGCACTTTGACGTCCACCATGGCCAGGGCCGCTTTGAGGTTGATGGTCAGGACCTCGTCGGCGCACGAGGGTTCGGACACGCCGCTCGGGTGGTTGTGCGCCAGAATCACCGACGCGCAGTTATGACGCAGCGCAGCCTTCACGACTTCCCGAGGGTAGACGCTGGTCTGCGTCAGCGTGCCGCGGAACAGTTCTTCCACCGCAATGACGCGGTTCTGCGCATCGATGAACACGCAGACGAAGACTTCGTGCTGTTTGTCGGTAAGCGTCAGTTTCAGATAGTCACGGACCAGGCTGGGTGAATTGAGCGACGCGCGCTTCAGGCCGAAGCGGTGGTTGATGATGCCGATCGCCATGCTGATGACTTCTTCGTCGGTCAGGTAGGCGCCGGTGTCTTGGTTCAGGACCTTGGCGCTCATGACAGTTGCCTCGGTTGCGTGCCGGAGCCGATCGGGCGGTTGAAGTTGACCTTCTCGGCAGCAGACCGGCCGGCGGTGAATCCTTCGCTGGCGTACCTGACGCTGTTGCGGCTGTTTCGGATCCGTTGCTTGCCGAATTCCTTGTCACGAAGCGCCAGCTTGTTTTGCACTACGACCAAGGCGGTGCTGCCGGTCTTGGTCACGGCCGCGCGCATTGCCACGTCGCGCTCAGCGCGCAATGTTCTCATGCGGTCACACAGACGGATGGCGAAGGACTTGCGAAAGGTTTCACGGTGCGCGCCCGAGACCGATTTGGATTCGGCATAACCGGTGTCGCGCAGCATCTTGTAGAGCCAAGCGGCGTATTCCAGATCGACCGCATCACCTTCGAACTTCATGCAGCGGTGGTAGACATGGTGATTGAACCAGGACGCCCGACAGTCGGTGAAGCGCCCGACCCCGACGCCCAGAAAGCCCATCCACATCGGGGACCAGTTGCACGCCTTGGCTTGTTCGCCGACGGGGATGATGACGCTGCCCCATTGGTATTGAGTCTGCTTGCCGGTCGACCCCTCGATGTCTGCCACGTCGATGTTGTGCTGACGCATGAGCCGATCGGCCATGCGCATCGCGGTTTCGTTTTCGTGTTCGTTGCCGCGGATGTCGCTGGCCATCGCGAGCAGCTTTCGGATTTTGCTTTTGATGTCGCGTGGGGCGCTGCCTTGGTCTAAACTTGCGTAAGCCATTTGGAACTCCTATCAAGTTTCGTTTGGTCAGAAGCCTCGGTCGGTGTCAGCCTTCCGGGGCTTTGCTTTTGGTCGAATGACGGGGACCGGCCGCAGTCAGGAAAACTGACAAGATAGGGGCGAGCCCTATCCTTTCAGTTCTGTTATTGCGATCCCGGGAGTCCCCCGCTTGGCCGGTGTTCTGGTCGTTTCCGTCGGGCTGGTGTGCCTGGCGGCGAGTCGGCCGCGGTCGGCGCAGGCTTTGCCGTATCCGGTCAGTTGCTCATTAGGACGAGACTGCGCGTTTTCCAGATCGGCAGTAGGAATGCCGGCGCAGGCATTCCAGCATGCGACTAGGCGGCTGGCGTTTTCTTTTCCCCATACCTCGGCCATGATCGGCGACGTTTCGTTCTCGTCGCCAAACACTATTATCTCGCGACCGCTTGACAGTCCTCCGTCAAGTCTGATCGGCATGTCTCTATATTCTGTTTTCATCGTCATCCCTCCTGTTCGTTTATCTGCCTTCCCACTCCGGGCCGCCCTCCTAGCGGCCGAGACTGAGTTAGGCTACTGACAACAGCCCTGCGCGGCGTAGTGCGCCGTTCGGGTCCAGCCAGTCGGCAATCTCTGGCGAGCAATAGGCGGTAATTGCAGGCCGGCCCGCTTTCATGTTTTCTGCCTCGACTATTCCTTGCGCGTCAGAGCGCGTCATGCCCTCGTCTTCGTATGCCTGAATTCTGGCTTCCTCGATTTCCTGCGCGTTTTTGGTAATCATTTTACTCATCCCTTTCGGGGGATCTGCTACCGGCATCCGGCCGGCGCGGAATCTGAAAGCGCCCTTGGCAAGGCGATTAGGGATTAGATTAGATAGGCAAGTGCGGGTTTTCTATCAGGTTTTGCAGTGTCAGGTAGAGCCCCAGTCCGGTTTTTGTGCCCCATGCAGTTTGCCAGCGATCTTTATATTCGCGATCGCGCTTCAGATACATTGCAACGGCAAGGGAATTACCGAAGTCGTTCATCTGCTCGTCTGTGAGTTTTTGCTTTGTTGCCATGGTGAAATCCCTTTCGAGGAGTTAACTACCGGCATCCGGCCGGCGCGGAATCTGAAAGCGCCCTTCGCAAGGCGGCCGAGACTGGGTTAGGCTGCAGCTTTCTCGCTTGCGTCATAGTCCCAAGGCGCATCGTCGTATCCGGGCAGCGTCTTGATTGCGGCGCGCCTGATGCTGTCCAACAGATCAAACGCGAGCGTTGTCCGGTAATTTTCCGTTTCGCAAGACTGATATTCGAGCCCGTTGCACATTTTGAGAATCGAGACCGCCTTAAGCCGGTATTTTGGCGAACACTCATCTTGCGCGGTAACGAACATGCGCAGCGGCTTGACGATCTGTCCCGGCAGTTCGTCGCGCTTGTCGCTGGGATACAGCGCCGACACGCTACGGATATTTTCACGATAGAGAATATCTGCGTACTCACTGGCGATAACGCGGGAATCTTTGCCTGCTAGCCCTTCGCATCCTTTGATGTACTTCGGATCAACGGCCATATGACCTTGACCGTATCCGCCGATCCTGGAAGCCGCGAAGATCGCTAGTACCTTGAAGTGATCGTTGCCGCATACAAATGCGCCCATGATGATTTTCCCTTTCGAGGAGTTAACTACCGGCATCCGGCCGGCGCGGAATCCCGGTTACCTATTCCGGGTCTGACTTATCGCATCAGTGGCTTGCAGCGCCGAACTTGCCTATCGGTGGCCTGTAACGCACATACGGTTACAGTCGAGTTTGAATGCCGCGATCTTTGCCGTTTACAACGAATTGATATTGCGCGTTGACTGGCACACCTCGCAGCGCGTTATAAAGTGCGGCCCTTTGAGTGCCGCAATGGTTTGATCCGAAGCCGCCACCTTGCGGATTGGTAACGAACCAGTTCCAGGTTGCGCGGTGCTTGTCCATTCTGACTTTGTACATGTTGACCCTTTAGATGCCAACTCGCATCGCACAGGGTCCGGTATAGGCCCTGTACGCTGTGGGCTAGGCTATGCAATATCACCAAGCGCAACAAACGTATGCGCAGCCAAGCTGGAGTGCAGTCCCCTGTACCGACGATAATTGAGCATGGCCGTCGCTACGTCCTTATGTGTGGCGAGAGGATTGCAAAATGGCGATGCTTTCGCGAGCGCGCATCGCACATCGCCGCGTAGTATGTGCATCAGAGCAATCCTGTTTTTGTTTGTCATGGTTCGTTCCCCTTTCGTGGGAGTTAGGTTATCTGCGCTAATCCGCATTCCGTGCGCCCCGAGGAAGGGCGCAGAGAATTAGGGTTAGTAGGTGCGCGAAAACATGCGCGCTTCCCGTGCTGTGTAGTCGATGGTCAGCAACCCGGGGAACGCGACGACGACGCCACCGTTGGCCAAATGTTCAACTATCTGACCGTCGTAGAGCCGCTCAGCAGCATCCGGCATATCGGGGTTGTAGATTATCGGCGAATACATGCCCTTGACTGGCAGCCGAACATGCTGGCCGACCGGCAGCCAGTCTTGCGGGTTTTCTGGTTTAGCTGTTTTCATCTTGCGCCCCTTTCGTGGGTTGGTGGGTTAGTCCCAAACGGCCGCTTGTACCTCATTTTTGAATGAGATCAGAGGGGCGTATTCCGCGAAATATTTTTCGAATGCAACTGAATGATGTATCGCCATGAGAATTGCATTCCACTCGTCTTGCGTCATGATGATGTGGACGAGCTGCTGCGCGGAATCTGTACCGGCGTTTTTTTGGATCTGGATGTTCATCTGCTGTTGCCCCTTTCGTGGGTTGGTGGGTTAGGCTTCTTCGGTGTCGTTATCCGGGTGCGCGTCGAAAGCCGCAGTCAGGAAAACTGACAAGATAGGGGCGAGCCCTATCCTTTCAGTTCTGTTATTGCGATCCCGGGAGTCCCCCGCTTGGCCGGTGTTCTGGTCGTTTCCGTCGGGCTGGTGTGCCTGGCGGCGGGTCGGGCCGGGTCGGTTTCGGCGGGTTGAAACCTTAACTGAATGATATAGAAAAACACGCGCAAAGTCAACGGGTTACGTCATAAATCCAAAGGTAAAATGTTCGTCGGAGCGGTACCGAAAGAGGTAATTGGCCAGGTGCTGGCGACGGTGCCGTTCGATGCGTGGCGCGACGTGTACGTCGGATGCTCTGGCAACTTCCGTTTTGATCGCGCGGTGAAGATGCGGCATCCGGGATGCCGGGTGTACTCGAACGACGTGTCGCTGTTGACCTGCAGCATCGGGGCGCTGGCGATGGGCCGTGAGTTGGAGATCCGCTTCAAGGGCGCCCTCGAGTTCGTCGAGCCTGCGATCGCCGGTATGGACTTCCGCGGGCGGGTTGCCGCTGTGATGGTGGCCTGTGCCATGGGCAAGTTTACCGGCAAGAATGAGTATGCCCTGGCGCATTTTCGGCACTACCGCGAGCGCTTCCGGGGCTTCGTGGACGAGGCGCTGCCCAAGCTCGACGCCATGGTGGCCGAGATCAAGATCGAGGAGTTCTACGCCGGGGATTTCGTTGCGCAGGCCGACCGCGCCGAGGCCGGAGGTGGCGGGGTGGCGTGCTTCGCGCCGACCTACAAGGGTGGGTATGAGCGGATTTACAGGCTGGTGAACGACAACACCGAGTGGCCGGAGCCGAAGTACGGCATCTGGAACCCGGATGCGCTGCCAGGGTTCATCGCCAGCATGGAGGAGCGGAAGATCCCGTATTGCGTGATTTCCGACCAGTTGCTCGACCGCATGCCGACGACCGAATGGGTTGGCTCGAACAAGCCGGTCTACACGTACTCGAACAGCCCTGCAGCGTCCGTGCGGCGGCGGGGAACGAAGGAATTGCAGTTCAAGTACACCGCGGTGGATCCGGCCGCGATTACCGCCGATAGCAAGGTGTCGGTGTGCCTGGTCGACAACAAGCGCATGACGTACTTGAAGAACGTCTATCTGTCGAAAGGCATCGACCACACCACCGGGCACATCAACCATCTGGTGCTGATCGATGGCGCCCTGGCCGGCGGCTTCGCGTTCGAGCAAAGCCGCTTCGGAGACAAGACGCGCGAGCTGTACCTGCTTTCGGACTTTGCGCTGTTTCGGGAGCGCAAGCTGTCGAAGCTGATCGCCATGATCGCGACGTCCCGCGAAGTGATGGACCCGATCAACAGGCGCTTGTTGGTCCGGATCGAGCGCATCTTGACGACCGCGTTCACCGAGCAGCCGACGTCGATGAAGTACAGGGGAGTATTCGAGCTGCAAAGCCGCGCCGCCGGGCACCTGAATTACCGGTCTGGCGTGCGTGACGCCTCACTACAGGACATATTCGATGAGTGGTTCCGAAAATACGCTGGAGCAAGTGGAAAGCCGGATCGTCAAGGTCAAGCTCGCCGGGCTCAAGCTGCTGGAGAAAAATGCGCGCTACATGACGCCGCAGGAGTTTAGCCAGCTCGTCGCCAACGTCAAGAGCGATGGGAGGCTACTCGGGACGCCGATCATCTACCGAGGCGAGGTGCTGAGCGGCAACCATCGCGTGCGCGCGGCGCTCAAGGCGGGCATCGAAGAGGCCGACGTGATGGACATCCTGACCGAGTTGAGCGGGGAGCGAAAGCTGGCCATCCAGTTGTCGCAGAACGCGATCAACGGCAAGGACGACCCGAACATCCTGGCGCAACTCTACACCAGCATGAAGTCGCTGGAATGGAAGCAGTATAGCGGCGTCACCGACGACGCCTTCAAGTGCACCGACGAGAAGCTCGCCGCGCTCGGAATCACGCGGCCCAAGTACGAAGAGTTGACCATCGTATTCCTGCCCGAGGAAAAAGCCGAGTTCATGCAACTGCTCGCGCGCATCGAGCAGGCCAAGAAACCGCAGGATGTCATCGTCGGCAGCATCGACTCGTTCGATGCGTTGTTCGATGCCATCATCCGCGTGAAGCAGCAGCGCAAGGTGATCAACAACGCGGTGGCGCTGCGAGTGCTCGCGAAGCTCGCCGTCGGCGTACTCGACGCGGAGCGGGCGGAACAAAGCGTGCCAGGGCAGAAAGCGGAAGCGCTGAACTGAACATGCGTGGATTTTGCCGGCCAGCGCGCGGAAAGAGTCGTGCCAGTTCGCGACGCTGCTTGTGGCATGGTTCTTGACGTGGAAAGCCCAAAATACGCACTTCCAAGACTATGATTATTAAATGATTTGCTACGGAAGTGGGTGGTATGAGGGTATAGGTAATCGAGCAAAATCGCTTACGCGTCGATTACGCCCTGATTGCGTCGATTTGTCCTTCCAGGAGCGATTTTGAGCATATTTTTCAGTTATTTTTAGGCCGGCATGCGTGCAGGACGAAAACCAAAGCCGACGCACCTGAAATTGCTGGCCGGGAATCCGGGGCGTCGGCCAATGAATGCCGCGGAGCCGCAACCTGACGTCGTTGACGAAACGCTGACGCCGCCAAAGTGGATGAGCGGAGAAGGGCGCTTGGTTTGGGATGAGGAGTTTCCCAAGCTCATCAGGAGCGGCATGATCACCGAAATTGACGTTGCCGCGTTCGCAAAATACTGCCAGGCGTTCGGGCGCTATCTCAACGCCGAGAGCATGGTTGCCAAGCAGGGCGAAGTGCTGCTGGCGCCCAGCACCGGCTTTCCGATTCAGAACCCCTATCTGGCGGTGGCGAACAAGGCATTCGAGCAGATGCAAAAGCTGGAAACCGAATTCGGAATGACGCCATCGTCTCGCTCGCGCGTGTCTATGTCCGCGCCGAGCAAGAAAAAGAACCGATTCCTGGACTTGATTGGTGGCCAAAAGACGAAGCAAAGAGCGTGATTTCGTAGAAGTTGCCGATGCCTTTGCGCAGGATGCGATGCTCGATGCGGACGGCGAGCGGCATGGAAAATGGATCCGGCTTGCCGCGTCGCGCTACGTCAAGGACCGTAAGCGAGCCGCGGCCAAAAACGCGCCGTTCAAGTTTTCTCTGGTCCACGCGCGGCGGGTGTGCAAGTTCATCGAGCAACTGCCGCACATCGAGGGCAAGTGGGACACGCCGACGATTGTGCTGCACCGATCGCACGTGTTTTTCCTGGTGAACCTGTTCGGTTTCAGGAACAACGACGGCACGCGTCGTTTCACGAGCGCGCTGTTCTGCGTTGCACGCAAGTCGGCGAAATCCACGCTGGCCGCGGCGATCATGCTCTACTGCCTGTGCTACGAAGACGAGCCAGGCCCGCAAGTCATCTCGGCAGCCACCACCGGAGACCAGGCGCGGATCATTTTCAACATCGCCAAGCGCATGGTCGAGCAGACGCCGGACTTGCGCGACGCGTTCAACATCGAGGTGTTCGCCAACGCGATCACCAACTGGGCGGTTGGCGGAAACTTGAAGCCGATCAACGCCCATGCCTCGACGCAAGACGGACTGAACCCGTCACACACGGCGCTGGACGAGATCCACGCGCATAAAACGCACGACCTGCTGAACGTGCTCAAATCGGCCGCCGGCGCCAGGCGCAATGCGTTGTGGCTCTACACCACGACCGAGGGCTATGAGACGCCGGGGCCGTGGCCGGAAATACGCTTGTTTGCCCAGCAGGTGCTGAGCGGGCTGATCGAAGCGGATCACTTTTTGTTCTTGATCTTCTCTCTGGATGAGCAGGTCGGGCAACCGGGCGAAGCGGACTACAAGCCGGCGGACGACGACTTCGACGAATCGAAGTGGCCGAAGGCAAACCCGCTGATGGACGTGAACCCGATCCTCGAGCGCGAGATTCGCAAGGCCGCGATCGAAGCGAAGCAGATGCCGGGCACGCACGCGGAATTCAAGATCAAACGCTTGAACCGCCAGTCCGCGGCGGCGAATACGTGGCTGAACATCGAGCGCTGGAAACGGTGCAATGGGCCGGTAGACCTGAATGCGCTGGAAGGCAAGCAGTGCTTTGCCGCCCTGGACGGTGCGGCCACGACTGACTTGATGTCGTTCCGCCTGGTGTGGAATGTAGACGGGATTGTCTACACGTGGGGCAGGAACTGGGTGCCGGCGGAAGCGGTGGCGCAACGCACCGAACGCGGGACGGTGCCGTATGCGGGATGGGTTGCCGCAGGGCTGATCACGCAATTGCAGGGGAACATTCTCGACTACGCGATTATCGAAAACGACATTTTGCAGATTTGCCGGCGCTTCAAACCGACGATCATCGCCTACGACAGTTGGAACATTCGCGATCTGGTGAACAGGTTGATGGCGGAGTTGCCGAAAAGGCAGATGCCTGACGGAAAGCAGAAATCCATACTCGAAGAGTTTAGGCAGGGACCGCGTTCGTTCAACCCGGCAATGAAGGAATGCGAACGGCTCTACCTGTCCCGCAATCTCCGGCATGGCGGCGATGCGGTGCTCAACTGGTGCGCCGCCAATGTCGTGCCCAGGTATGACGAGAATATGAATATCGCGCCGGACAAGAAACGCAGCGCGGACCGGATCGATGCGGCGGTTGCGCTGTTCATGGCGATCGGCGTGATGGGCTTGCCGGCGGTCGAGCAGAAGCAATTCCAGTTGATGTTTGTCTGAGCGTTTAAAGCATCCTTCCGGGCCGCATGCGTGCGGCCCTTTGCATTTCAGGAGCCCGCCATGAACCGATCAAAATTGCCGTGCATCCGTCTGGACGCCAAACCTGCCGGACTCAAGTTCAGGCCGCCGGAGTCAGCGATTGCGCGCTTCGACAAGAGCATCCGCGCGGCCGCGGCCACGCCGGCGGCCGGCGAGATCGAAATTCTGGGAGAGATCGGCGACTCCGGCTGGAGTTCGGATTTCATCACCGCGTCCATGGTAAAGGACCAGCTCAAGGCCCTTGGCCGCGCGCCGGTACTCGTCACCGTCAACAGCCCAGGAGGTGACGCCTTCGAGGGCATTGCCATCTACAACCTGCTGCGCGAGCATCCCGGCAACATCACCGTCAACGTGATTGGCCTGGCCGCCTCTGCTGCATCCATCATCGCGATGGCCGGCGACACCATCAAGATCGGCGAGGCTGCCTTCCTGATGATCCACAGCGCTTGGGGCGTGGTCATGGGCAACGAGAACGATATGCGCGAAATGGCCAACGTGCTCGATGCCATCGACCAGGCCGTCGCCGGGCTTTATGCCACGCGCTCCGGCATGCCGAAGGGCGAAGTGCTGGCCCTCATGCAAAAAGAAACCTACATGACCGGAGCCGACGCCGTCGCGAGCGGTTTCGCCGACATCGCCGTCGCCGAGGCCAAGCCCAAGGCCGCGCGCACCCAACCCATTTTCGCTCTAGCCCCGCCAGCCCTGCTTGCCGCGTCCGGCACTACGCAGCGCCCGGCCGTGCGCTTGAGCGCTTCCCTCCCCGGCGCTTCGGGAATCCATCCGAAAGGAAAAGGTACTGAGATGCAAACCATTGCAGAGCAAATTTCCTCATTCGAGTCCAAGCGCTCCGCCAGCGCCGCGCGCATGGAAGCCATCATGGCCACCGCCGCAACCGCCGGCCGCTCGCTCGATGAGCCGGAATCGCAGGAATACGACGGGCTGTCCACCGAGATCGACAGCGTGGATGCCCACCTGGTGCGGCTCAAAAAGCACGAGGCGCAGATTTTGGCCAAGGCCACGCCGGTGCCCAAGCAGAACGACAATCCCAAGGCGGCATCGGACGCGCGCGCCGGACGCGAGTACATCACCGTGCGCACCAATGCCGAAAAGGGCGTCAACATGGCCCGCTTCGTCATGGCGCAGATCCGCGCGAAAGGCAATCTGAGCAACGCGCTGTCGATCGTCCAGAACGAACGCCGCTGGATGGACACCACCCCGGAAGTCGCGCGGGTGCTGATGGCCGCCGTGGCCGCCGGTGACACCACCACAGCCGGCTGGGCATCGGAACTGGTCTACGCAGAAAATCTGGCCAACGAATTTATCCAACTGCTGCGCCCGCAGACCGTGCTCGGGAAGATCCCCGGTTTGCGCAAGGTGCCCTTCAACATTCGCATGGGCTCGCAGACGTCCGGGGGCACTGGCTACTGGGTTGGACAGGGCAAGCCGATTCCGGTCAGCAAGCTCAGCACCGGTTCGTTGACCCTGGGCATGGCCAAGGCCGCCGGCCTGCTGGTCATCGATGAGGAACTGGCGCAAAGTTCCAGCCCCTCGGCGGAGCTGCTGGTGCGCGACGACCTGATCAAGACCAACGCCACCTTCATCGACGTGGCGTTCCTCGATCCCGGCGCGGCAGCGGTAGCGAACGTCAACCCGGCGTCCATCACCAACGGCGTCAACCCGACGGCGGCCAGCGGAACCAACACGGCGGCCATCATTGCCGACGTGAAGACGCTGTTCAACACCTTCATCGCAGCGAACCTCGACCCGTCCGGTGCGGTGTGGATCATGACCGCCTCGCAGGCCCTGGCGCTGTCGCTGATCCAGAACCCGCTGGGGCAGAACCAGTTCCCGAATATCACCGCCATGGGTGGCTCGTGGTACGGGTTGCCGGTGATCACCTCGCAGTCGGCGCAAATGGTCGGCAGCCCGGTGGCTGGCGAAGGGCAATTGATCGTCCTGCTCAACGCGCCCGAGATCCTGCTGGCCGATGAAGGCCAGATGGTCATCTCGGTCAGCAACGAGGCGTCGATCGAAATGCTGGACAACCCGACTAATGCCTCCACGGAACCATCACCGCCACCAGCATGGTGTCGATGTACCAGACCAACTCCCTGGCGATCAAGGGCATCCGCTGGATCAACTGGGCCAAGCGGCGCAGCACCGCCGTGGCGTATATAAAAGACGCAGCGTATGTGGGCGGCTGATAGCCTCGATTTGCAAGGGCACTACCAGGCCCGCCGAATGAAAGCGGCGGGCCTTTTTTTGCGGAGACCGCGATGCCTGACATGGAAAGTCTGAAAGCGCAAACGTACAACGGGCGCGGCGTGGCGAAAGGGGAGGTGTTCGACGTGGACGAAAAATACGTCAAGGTGATGGTGGCGCTGGGGCACGCGAAGCTGGTCGTCGCAGAAGTTGCTCCGCACCACGAAAACGTGCTTGACCTGCCGAGCTACCTGCTTCGCGGTCCGGCGGGTGAGCAGGGCAGAAAGCGGCGGGCACGCTGATGCGCCTGTTCGGCTATGAAGTTGCGCGCATCAAGGCGCAGGCGCTTAACCCTGTGCATCAGACCGGCACTTTGTGGGGGCTGATCCGCGAATCGTGGGGCGGCGCATGGCAGCGCAATATCGAAGTCGACAGCGCGCAGGACGTGCTCGCGTTCTCCGGGGTCTTCGCGCCGCTGACGTTGATCGCGGCTGACATCTCCAAGCTGCGCGTCAAGCTGGTCGAGGAAGACGCCAACAAAATCTGCACCGAGGTGGAAACCTCGCCCTTCCTGCGGGTCCTGCGCAAGCCCAATGGATTTCAGACCCGCATCCAATTCTGGGAGCAGTGGTTTCTGTCGAAGCTGATGCGCGGCAACACCTGCGTTCTCAAGGTACGCGAAGCCGCGCGCGGCATGGTCATCGGGCTGTACATCCTGGACTGGCAACGTGTCAAACCGCTGGTCGCGGAAAACGGCGACGTGTACTACGAACTGGCCGTCGACAACCTGTCCGGGGTGCGGGAAACCGTCACCGTGCCGGCCTCCGAAATCATCCACGATCGCTGGAATTGCCTCTGGCATCCGCTGATCGGCATTTCCCCGCTCTATGCCGCCGGAATTTCCGCCACGCAAGGGCGGCGCATTCAGGGCAACAGCACCAAATTTTTCGACAACATGAGCCGCCCGTCCGGCGTGCTCACCGCGCCAGGGGTGATCAGCGGCGAGACGGCGGCCCGCATGAAAACGGACTGGGACGAGAATTTCAGCGGTGGCAACATCGGGCGCACCGCGGTCCTTGGCGATGGCCTCAAGTACGAGGCCATGACCATCCCGGCGCAGGAGGCGCAACTGATCGAGCAGTTGCGCTGGACGGTCGAAGATGTCGCGCGCTGTTTTCACATGCCGTTGTTCAAACTCGGCGGCCCTATGCCGGCCGGCGTCACCAGCATCGAGGCGCTGCAGCAGATGTACTACAACGACTGCCTGCACGGGCTGGTCGAGCAAGCCGAGCTGGTGCTCGACGAGGGCCTGGGCCTGCCGGCCAACTACTACACCGAATTCGACATCGAAAACCTGTTGCGCATGGATACCGCGGCGCAGCTCGACGCGCTGGGCAAGGCGGTAGGCGCGGCCATCATGTCGCCCGACGAAGCGCGCGCCAAACGAAACCTTGGCGCCGTGCCCGGCGGAAAGTATCCCTACCTGCAGCAGCAGAACTACTCCCTCGAGGCGCTGGCCAAGCGCGACGCACTGGCCGACCCGTTCGCTGGTGCGGCGAAGCCGCCAGCCGCCGCACCGGACACGCAGGCCGCGGCGAATGATGACAATGCCGATGCGGTGGCCGCTGCGCACATTGCCGATATCTTCATCCGCGACCTCATGGGCAAAACCGCGCCCAGGCAAACAGTGCCCACGGCGACGGCGGACATCGTCGCATCGCTGGTGGCGAGCGCCGACCAAAACTCCCGGCGTGTGGATGCCACGCTCGAGACCGTGCTGGCGTCCGCGCTGCACACGGAGCAAGCGCAGGCGCGCGTGGCGAAAAGCATGGAAGAGATTGCCTTCGTACTCGCGAGCCCGGTGGAACCGGTGTACGACGAAAAAGGCAGGCTCACGGGAGCCCGCCGTGTACCGAAAATCGAGGTAAGCAAATGAGCGATCTACAAGGCAACGGCGGCGAACTGCGCGCCACGATCCACATCAAGCGCAAAGCGACCGGCAAGATCGAGACCTTCGAACTGGTCGGCCGCACCACACCGGAAGAGCATGAGCGCATCGTGCACGGCGCCCAAGATGCGATGGTGGGGGAAGGCGCTGCCGTGAGCAATCAACCGAAGGAGTCCTGAACATGGCCGTTACCCATTCGGTCGCCTCGCGCGACCTCGCGACCAACGCCGTCGTCGATCAACTCGACGGAGCCGGCAGCAAACTCGTATTCCGCGTCGGCGGCACCATCGGTGCGCCCGGCGCAATCGCGGCAACGCTCACCTGCGCGACGCCGGCGTTCGGCGCTTCATCGGCCGGCGTGGCAACTGCGGGTGCAATCGCCAGCGACACGAATTGCGCGGGGAACGCTTCGCCGGTCTCGAAGGCATCGCTGCAGACTACCGGCGCTGTGCTGGCGATTTACTGTGACGTAGCTGCCAGTGCCTCGGACATCAACCTCAGCAACGGACTCACGATCGCCTCGGGTGACACCGTGAGTTGCTCCAGCCTCACCTATACGGCGCTCTCGGCATAACCGATGACGATTTCATACGTCGGCGGGCAGATAGCTGGGTTTGCCGGGACGACTTCGCCGCAGACGATAAATTTTGCGTTGACTGGCGGTCTCGCCTCGGTTCCCGCGCGCGAGGATCTGGTCGTCATCGGCTACTGCGTCGGCTCGACGGTCGATAGATCACTGGCGATTCGCAATGCGAGCGCGGTGGACTACACACTCGCCGGGTCCGAATTGACCGTATCGGACACCTTCGATGTCAACCTGCGCGTGGCCTGGCGCTTCATGCCGGCGACGCCCGAGACGCAGTTCGTGTTGACCGAAACGGTGGGTGGTGGAAGCGGCAATGCGAACGATGCAGGACACTGGACGGTGCACGTGTTCCGCGGTGTCGATCTAGTGACGCCGATGGACGTGGCGGTGGTCACGGCATCGGCAGCGAGTTCGAGAATTGCCAATCCGGGAGCGATCACGCCAGTGACTGCGGGTGCCTGGGTGTACGCCTGCGGTGGTGCGGCAAGCGCAGTGGGCGGCACCTACACTGCACCTGAGCTTGTGGATTTTCGTGCCGGGACGACTGCGGATACCGATGATGCGCAGATCGGCGCCGGGTTTAGGCCCTGGACGACTGGCGCGCTTGACCTGGCGGCCTTCACCGGAGGCGGGACTGATACCACAAACGATTCGTGGGCGGCGGTCACCGTGGCGCTGCGCCCGAGGAAGATCATGGCGCCGCACGCGTCCCATCAACTTTTCGGAGGCTGACGATGGCCGCGCCATGGAACCCGCCGGTCAAGGCAGAGGATTTCGCGTTCGATGTGTGCCTTGAGGACTACGGTAACCCTGGATTGTTTGTTGCCAATCCAACGCTCGCCGCGGGTGACGTGAAGATCAGCAAGGACAATGGCGCGCTGGCGAACCTCGCCTCTTTGCCCACGGTGACACCTGCAGCCGGGAAAATCGTGGACGTGGCGCTCAGTGGCACGGAAATGAACGCAGACAAAGTGACGGTGATCTTCAGCGACCAGACCGTTCCGCCGGAGTGGTCCGACTACGCGATCACGATCCTGACTACGGCCTAGCATGGCTCGCAGCCGGGTATTTGTCGGCAGCGCAACAAGCGGCCCGCCCACCCACGATGCGACGGGCGCACTGGTCGGCCCGGGCGCTGTCGTTGCGGGCAGCGCGGCGCGCACGCGGGTACACGCGGCGACCGGCGTACTGGTCGGCCCGGGCGCGACGGTAGCCGGCGCATCGCAGCACAACATCCCGCACGCCACGAGCGGGGTGCTGACCGGGCCTGGCGCGGCGGTAGCCGGCGCATCGCAGCACAACATCCCGCACGCCACGAGCGGGGTGCTGACCGGGCCTGGCGCGGCGGTCACGGGAACAGCCGCGCGCATTGGGGGGCCGGTCACGCACGCATCGACCGGCGCATTGACCGGGCCGGGCGCTGCGGTCACGGGGACGGCAGCCAGAACGCTGGTCCATGCCGCCACCGGAGTGCTCGCCGGCGCCGGATCAACTGTTGCCGGCACGGCGAAGCGCAACATTCCGCATGCCACGACCGGGGTCCTGGCCGGCGCCGGATCAACTGTTGCCGGCACGGCGAAGCACAACATCCCGCACGCCACGACCGGGGTCCTGGTCGGCCAGGGAGCGGTAGTCGCCGGGTCCGCCGCGCGCGTCGCTGCGCCGGTCGCGCACGCGGCCAGCGGGGTGCTGCGCGGGCCTGGCGCCGAGATGCTCGGATGGGCGGCGCGGCCAGCCGATCAGCCGGTGCCAAGCGATATCATCGTCGGCTATTACGAAGCGCCGATGCCGAAGCCGCACGCCGTGCATCACACGGCATCCGGACGTCTGGCTGGAAGCGGAGCGATGATGACGGGTTCCGCTCACATGATAAGTGGCGCGCAGAATCTGGCCGCGCTGTTGATGATCGTCGCATGAGGAGCGTATGGAAAAACTCGACCTAGATGCGATGGCGCAACAGATGCCGCGAATGGCCGAAGCGGTGCGTGTCGTCGTTGCAACGGAAGTATCCGCACTGGCCTCCCATTTCGCCACGCGCATCGACGCGCTGGACGCCAGGATCACGGCCATTCCGGCCGGAGCGCCGGGCGAGCCCGGCCAGTCGATCAAGGGCGACCAAGGCGAGCAGGGGCCGGCCGGCAAGGACGGCGCCAGCCTCCACCCCGACACCGTCGCACTGATGGTACGCGATGCGGTGGACAAGGCCGTGGCCGCGCGGCCGAAAGATGTCGAGCAGGGCGCCGGCATCCACATCGACTCCCGTGCCGACCCGGAGATGGTGCGCGAGGTGGTTGCCCGGGCCGTGGCCGCGCTGCCACCAGCCAAAGACGGCAAGGACGGCGCCAGCATCCATCCCGACACCGTCGCGCTGATGGTGCGCGAGGCCGTGGACAAGGCCGTGGCCCTGCGGCCGAAAGACGACGGTGCCGATGCCGATCCCGTGGAGCTGCGGGTGCGCGAGGCAGTGGATCTGGCCGTGGCCGCGCTGCCACCGGCCAAAGACGGAAAAGACGGCGCCAGCATCCATCCCGACACCGTCGCGCTGATGGTGCGCGACGCGGTGGACTTGGCTGTGGCCAAGGTCGCGCTGCCGAAAGACGGCAAGGACGGCGCGCCCGGGCGCGATGCGGCCGAGCTGAGCGTGCTGCCCGGCATCGATGAGGCGCGCAGTTACCCGGCCGGCACCTATGCAAAGCACATGGGCGGCGAGATTCGCGCCGAGCGGCGCACCGATCCGGTCAAGGATGGGGACCTGGCGGCGGCCGGCTGGAGCGTGGCCAGGGAAGGCATTGCAGGCGTGGTCGTTACCCAGGGAGAGGATCCGCGCGTGATCGATGTCGCCTGCATGCTTACCGGCGGCGCGAAGACCGTATCCGCATGGCGCATGCCGGTGATGATCTATCGCGAGATCTGGCGCGAAGGCGAGTTCGACCAGGGTGACGTCGTCACCTGGGGTGGGTCGGCTTGGCACTGCCAGCGCAAGACGACGGACAAGCCGGGGACATCTGCAGACTGG